CAGGACCTTCTTCTCCCATCTCATAGCGACCTTGCTTTTTGATCAATCCACCTTTGGACATCTTACCATCTGGAGATTCTTCTTCGCTATTACCACCTGTCATAAACTTACGGATTCTTTCACGCATCTCATCACCACCACTACCATATTTGTCCTTATGACTATTGAGTTTATCCAAGTCCCAACGTTCGACAGGATCATCTCTACCAACTGAAGCAGAATCTTTATCTTTATGAGTATCGCTGCGTCCTCTTCCAAAAGGACCATAGTTTGTGTGAGCAACAACCCCATCAACATTTGATCCTGCCTCACCATGAGTCATTACTTTACTCATGTTAATATCACTAGGAGACCATCCCCATTCCTTTGCGATACGGGCAGCTTCTTTTGCCATTGATACTCTCTGTGCTTCAGTAGGCCATTGACCTATGTCTGGGTTAGCAGCAAGGGACAATCCAACACTATTAGAGTTTCTTCCATAAGTATGTCCTACGTTCTGACTATACTCACTCTTATGATGCATTGTTCCATCACCAGTAAACACTGTATGGTAAGGTCCATAAATGCTATCATAGTTTCCTGCTGTCCAGTGTAGATAGATTGATTTACCCTTTCCAGTAACTTTACCAGATGCCCTTCCTTGATTTTGGACAGATGATGGACCTTTGAACTTGGCGTGTCTTTCGTTACCTCCACTATCGCCAGTGCTAGGTTGTAAGGACTCATCATCCTCACTGTCAGCAGCACTACCAAAAGCACCGCCACTACTACTGGAGGATCCACCGAATAAATCACCAAAGAAAGCACCTGCTACCATTGGTATCGCTTTTAACGGATTAAACAAATTCATTAAATTGGGGAACTTAGATACCATATCATCTTCCACATATCCTCTATCTTTTAAGAAGTCTAACAGACCCAATTTCTCTGAGATAAGTGTCGCACCTTTTCTTACGAGATTAAGTCCACCTTTTGGTAATTCTATAGGATCAGTTTCAAAGAAATTATTAATTAATTTCTTAAATCCATCACCAACAAACTTAACAATAAGACCGCCAACGTCAAGAACAGTCTTGAGGGCATTCATGAACTTCTGACCTGCTTCCTGTGGTCCACCACCAAGAATCAAGGAGTATAGCATGTCACCGACCAAGACACCTATAGTCTCTCCCAGTATTGTTCCGATCACTGGGATGGGAATAAAGGTTCCAAGGAATCCACCAAGAGCAGCACCTAATCCTTTAAACAGTGCCTGTCCAGGTGGTTCTCCAGCAAGCAGAGAAGATACAGCAACGATTAATGGTCCAAGGATAGGAATCTTACTGAATCCCTTAGCAATACCCTTCATTGCCATGATACCTTGCTTACCAAGAACCTTAGTGGCGAGTCTCTTAGGAACTTTCTTCAGTCCACCCTTGGCAATCTTACTACCTTTATCAGTTCCGCCAAGAGATCCTGTCTGTGGTTTAGATACTATTTGACCTTTTTTAAGTGCTTTGTCAACCGCTGCCTTTGCTTGTTTTGGAGTCTTACCATTATCAATAGCATTTTCATAGATACCTCTGGCAGCATGACCATGCTTTTTCTGCATTAATGCTGCGGCCCTACTAGGACCAGTGGGTTTCATTCCTGGTTTTCCTTTACCAAAAGGTTTTGTCTGTGGTTTTACTGTTGGTTTAGTAGGTTTCTTAGGTTTCTTAGGATCTGGTTTAGTTGGTTTTTTTCCTGGTCCTTTGGGACCCATTCCCAATGCACCAAATACACTACCAACAATAATAGTAGCATTGAAGAGATTTGTTAATGCGCTTAATAATCCATCAAATCTTTCACCTGCCTCTTCACCCTTATTATCAGTTAACCATTTTCTTGCGCCGTCAAGTTTCTCTTTTCCCCATGCCAAGAAAGAACCTAAGGCATCAATGGTTCCAATGATCATATCAATAACTTTCTCTGCCATTCCGGCAATGAACATCAATAAATTGCCACCAGGTAAGTTAGGTTTCTTCTCAAGTAAAACAACTAACAGACGACCTATAAGAATATTTTTTAAGAAATCAAATATACCACCAAACAATCCTTTTGCTGGTGCTGTGAGTTTTTTAACAAGACCACTTCCTTTCGTTTTAGGGGTGGATTTTTCTAATATCTTTTCTTGTCTTTTTCTTCTTTGTTTTTCGTCAGACTTTTTATCTTTCCTTGATGCTGCTTTCTGCTGTGCAAGAGTTCCCTTAAGAACATTATCAATCTCTATAACTTTTGCTCTAATGACATTGATTATATCTTCTTCATTATCACCACTCCCCTTCGTAGACGCCATCTCTGCACCAGAGATAGGAGTAATAGCACCAGTGCTAACTGGAGCAGGAACCATAGATGTCTGTGGTCTTACTGCTAATGCACCACCTTTTTCATCAGGTCCTTCTTCTCCACCATCCTTCTTCTTGATTGCACTTGGTTTGACTTTCTTTTTCTTACCAGTAATAAAATCTTTTGCTTTGTCTTTAGCAATACCCTTCGCTGTGTTCGTTAAGGCACCTTTTGCCACTCCTGCCAGTAATCCTGCTATTGCCATATCAGACCACCGTTATTCCAAGAACTTTGATTTTCTCCATTGATATCATTCCATTGGCATCAATTGGAGGGAGATCGTTAGAGTTTGGTGTGTTAAGAGCACCTGGATTTGGAGACTCTCCAGAAGCACCAGAAGATGAACCTCTACCAGATCTTGCTTCTTGTTGAGCATATAGGTCAGATAATTTTTGACCTCTAGATGGAGGAGGTAATGGTTTAGATGGACCTGCAGGTTTTATTTGTGCTGAAGGTGGTTGAGTATCACCACCAGGTCCAGGTCCAGGACCTCCTCCACTAGGTGAAGATAAATCTCCTGAACTATCAACTGAAGAAACCTTAACTGCACTTCCTCCACCAATACCATATGCCTGTTGCTTATCCTTGATCCTCTTTCCAAGTTCTTCAATTTGAATGCTACCGTCTCTATTCATATCAAGGCCTGCATTTCCAGTGTACCATGATGGTCTATGATATCCCCAATCACTAGTAAATCCACCTTTCTTGGCAATAACGTAATCCGCAGGTTTCTTCGCAAAAGCAGGTAAGAATACTGAAGTATATAAATGTCCTGGTGTTGGGTTTGGTGGTGCAGTCTTCAATAGGAATTTTTCAACATACTCCATCTGCTGTGCTCTATTCATTCCCCTAAGAGCACCAACCGATGTTCCTAAAGATGCTGCTGTTGATGGAATAAACTGTATCAAACCAGTAGCACCACTACTACTATTAACAGCATGTGGATTTAATCCAGACTCTGATGCCATCAAACCTAAAAGGTCTGCTGGATTTGCTCCAATTTTTTGCGAAACTTCGTCAACCTTTGCCAAAAATTCTGTATCATTACCAATTAAAGACTTTGCAGGCTCTGCCAAGGTAAGAGGAATTTCTTCTTCCTCTCCATCTCCATCTCCAGATTCTGATTGATTCTCTGGCTTATTGATAGCACTATCTGGTGGTTCAGATCTACCAAATAAAAGTTTTTTGAATCCCTCACCAAATTTTCCTTGCATTATAAGTGCCCCAGGACTTTGACGAATACTGGGTTCTTTAGGAACAACTAGGGTTTCTGTCAAAGCATCTTTATCTTTATCCGTTTTACCTGCTTCTTTATTTTGCTCACTTTCTGCTGGACCCTCAAGTTCAACTTCAGGTTCCATGTCAGGACCAGCATGAACGTGACCACCACCATTATATCCAGGGACAACTCCACCACCATTAAATGAGAGGGATGGCATATTTGTCCCACCACCCATAGCATTCATTGATGCTAAAGTGTCAGTTCCATATGTTTGAACTGCACCTCTACTCATAACAAACTCACCTGGCGTGAGCATTGCTGGTACAGTATCTTTATTGGGTCCACTACCAGGAACTATACCACCTTTGTTAAACTTCTTACCATACTCTGGTTCCTCTCCTGTCTTTGCTCTCTTTTTTTGCTTTTCATACTCCGCATCTTCTCCCATGATTGTTCCGAAGAAGAAATTTTGAAAAGCGTTTCTCTCTCCTTTTTTATTTACTTGTTCTTCTGCTAGATCTGTTGCTGTTTGTTCTCCACCTTTCTTTTCAATATTCTCATCAACTTTTTTATCAGTTTCAGTTTCAACAGTCTGTGGTGCAACTTCTGGGATAATTTTACCCATCGCAAACAGTGCTGCTCCAGCAGCTGCCGCGACTAGTAATGGATTACCCGTTGCTAGTTTACCCAAACCCGCAAGCATCTTGGGAATCAATCCCAAAAGTTTAGGAATAAATCCACCAATTAATCCAAGTAAACCAGTTATAAATCCACCAAGTCCAAATTGAAATGCTAAAAATGCAGCAAGAAATGCAGGCCATGTGACTTTAAAAAAGTCCATGATTGCATCCATCTTCTTTTTATTTTTTTTATCTCCCATCCAATCAAGTATCTTAACCAGCAATCTGCCAATTAAAACCGTCACAATAAATTTCATAATGCTTTCAAAGAAACTGATTGCTGGTTTAGCAAGTTTTTTTGCACCAGCAAAGAATTTCTTCATAGGAGATGTTTCTAACTCATCTTCCTGAGCACCTCTCCTTGCTTTTTCAGCATCCTTTCTATCTCTCTCTGCTTGCTTCTTTGTTAGTTTATTTTGATTTTTTAAAGTTGCCAATATAGAATTGACAGACTTTAGAATGTCTCTTAAAGGATCACTTTTTTTTGCTTTACGTTTTTTCTTTTCTTCTTGTTCTGGTTCTTCTGATTTTTTAAATACTTCAGGACTGATTGTTTGTCTCTTTACAATCGCAGCAGTCTGTTGTCCAGGAAGTGCTTTCTGTCCCGGAGTTGATTCTGTTTTCTCCTCTGGTTTCTTCTTATCAAAGAAAGTGTCTGGTTTTATTGTTGTCTTCTTTGCTTTTGGTCTTGCCTTAGCAAATCTTTTCTTTCTTAACTTTAATATCTCTTGTTGAAGAGGTGCAATACGGGGATCAGTAGCATCCTTAATTGTTAATGTATTGGCTGCCTCCATTAAGGCGCTAAGATAATCCTCTTCCTCCGACAGATTGTCGAGGTCAATACCCATCTCAAGGAGGATATCAATAGGATCAGAGGTCTTAGCCGCCATACTTTCGTTGCTGCTTTTCTTGTTTTTCCTTTTCTTCCTTGAGATGTTGCCTCAAGAGTTCCACATAGATGTCTCGTTCCCAAGGCATCATGTTTTCAATCTCAGTTAATGAATATTTATGGTACTGTATCAAGGCAAAGTTGAGTCTAAAATAAGCCTCAAGATCCATATGGATCATGCCTAAGCGAAAAAACTTGCCAGTCCCTCCAGAAGGACTTCATTTTCCTTCTTGGTATTTGGGTTTTCAAACTTCACAGTATGTGAAAGTTTTGGCATAGTCTCAAAGAAAGTTTCAATTTCCTTAAACTGAGTAGAATTCATCTGCTCAAGGAAATCTTTAATTTCTTTCTTAGTACAATCCGCAGATGCCCACACTTCTTCTTCGCTGTAGATTTTATCAACACAGGATGCAATCAAATCAAATGATTGTTCCAGTTGATTCTTTTCATTAAAGTCAAAGTTATTTGAAATGAACTGATCCAGTGAAGGATACTTCATTTCCATCATCAAGGTATCATCAAGTTTGATCTGACGAGTGTGATCGTCATTCTTCGCTACCTGAATGTCGTCTAATGCGATTGTGACTTTGACTTCAGTCACACCATCATCAGGAGAAATCAAATTGACTTCAACTTCTTCCCCAACAGACTTTCCACGAATATTGAGAAAGAGATATTCAATATCAAAAGTAGGAAGTTGTTCTACCTTAACTCCCTTTGTCTGAATACAGTTTTTCAGAACAGATTTAATTGCTGTTGTAATTTGTTTTGTATCCTCACTCTCCATTGCAAGGACAAGAAGTTTTTCTTCCTTGACTAGGAAAGGTCTGTATTGAATTGTTTCGCCAGTTGATGGCAATTCAAGATCATACTTGGGTGTAGCAATCTTTGGTAAAGGCATAATGACCTATAGTTAATATTTCAGTGTGATTATTTATTGAGGTTTTAAGAATTACTGTACACTACCTGATGAATTATAAGCACGGGTTCCATCAGCTTTTAATAATGGCCCATCGTTTGCAGTTGGTCTATCTCCAGTAGCACTATCAGTTGGGACAAATTCAGTGCCTTCGCCTGCAGTATTGCCAACATCATTAGTGCTTTGGACTGATTTAGATTCTTTCTTTAAAGGTTCTGGTAAATCCTTTTTGGATTCTACGTCTGCTTTTTGAGTATCAACTGCAGGTTCGGGTGTTCTATTTCCTTGAGTAACTTCTGTAATAACATATCTCAAATATGTCATAGAAACTGTGCATTTAAGAAGACTTGAACCCTCATAACTCACTGGCATTGATCCGACAGAAAGTGGATATGCTCCAATGAATTCATATTCTAAACTATTCTGATAGTCTCTCTCAAATTTTACTATCTTAAGTCCTCTTTCACATCTATATGATTCAGGAAAATTCATTCTATAGTGATATCCAGGATTAGTTAAGTTCCTTGTTTCCCCATCTGTTCTGGTTCCCGATTCACCAGTAACAAATCTCATCCAAGCTTCAAAAAATCTGATTGGCAAATACTTATTGGAATCAACATAGAAAGTAAAATCAACCCTATCATCATACATTCTTCTATGTGCATACCTTTCAGTTACACCAGCATAATCATTCTTGAGTTCAAAAGTTGCGATGGATGAACCAGGGAGAGATGCTTCAGAACAAGATATATTTAAATCTTCCTGACCGTCAGTTCCCAGAATTGGTTTCAATATAGAATTGAGAGTTCCTGCACCTACAGGAATCTTTACCTCATAATGAGAGGTTAGTGCGGGTGCAAGAATCTTTGTTCTTAATCCTTTTAAACCAAACGACTTATTGCCGTATGAAAATTTTGTGCCAGGCATTTATAAATAGTTTTTACCTTATATATTATGTATGGCAGAAAGTATCAAGAGTAAATACCGACCGTCATTTCCTAAGAAATATAAGGGCGATCCTGACAATATTATATGCCGAAGCAGTTGGGAGCGCAAGTTTTGTCGTTGGTGTGATCTAAATGAGAATATTCTTCAGTGGGGTAGTGAAGAATTTCATATACCTTATGTCTCTCCTCTTGATCGTAGAGTTCACAAATACTACCCAGACTTCATTATAAGAGTAAGAGAGAGCACTGGTGAAATAAAAACTTATGTTATTGAAGTGAAACCAAAGAAACAAACAAAACCACCAAAAAAGAAACAGAGAGTTACTAAGTCTTACATTTATGAATGTAAAACTTGGGAAGTAAATAAAGCAAAGTGGAAAGCTGCTGGTGAATTTTGTGAAGATAGAAGAATTGAATTTAAGATCATCACAGAAGACGAACTTTTTGGTTATTCTAAATAATAACAGAAAATAAGTTTTTATGAATTATTATACCTATGCTTACTTGACTAATACAGGTACACCATATTATATCGGGAAAGGAAGTGGAAGTAGATTATATGATTATAGGGGTAAAAATTGTAATCCACCAAAAGATAAAAGTAGAATAATCAAACTCAAGCAAAATCTCACCGAAGAAGAAGCATTTAAACACGAAATTTATATGATTAGTGTTTTTGGTAAAAAATGTGATGGGACTGGTATTTTGATGAATATTGCTGATGGAGGGAATGCTCCACCAAAGATGTATGGAGATAATAGTCCAACAAAGAGACCAGAAGTTAAAGCGAAAATAGGTGCTGCAAATAAAATAAGAATGAAAGGAAAAACCCATTCAAAAGAAATAAGACAAAAAATTTCAAATACTTTGAAAGAAAGGTTAAAAACCAATCCAAGACCAATGTCTCACTATGAAAATAATTTAAAGAAAATGGCAGAGAGAAATAGAACCGATAAAGAAAAGCATAAAAAACATAGTGAATTTATGCGAAATCAATCTTATGCTGCTAAATCAGTAGAATACAATAGTAAAATATATAAATCTATGACTGAAGCAGTAAATCAAACGGGACTTTCCAGATATTATATTCTTAAACAAGGTGGTAAAATTCTCAAATGAACCGCATAGAACCTATTATTGACGAGATTCAATCTGAGTTTGATGTTGATGATAGAATGGAATTGATAATGTATGCTCTGAATGATACTGTAACCCCAATACCCGAGGAGGGAAACATTTGTACCTTCAAATATTATGCGAAGACTCCCAACATAAGTTATGATCAACATCCATTAGTCGCAGTAACTAACTTATACAACTGGGGATTTAGTGGAATCAACTTTCACCATAGAGATTATAGACAATATACTTGGCAAGAATTAGGAACTCAAGTCTACATTGTACGTCCAGATGAACTTGATGACTTGCTTTCATTACAATATGGAAAATTCGTACTAAATAAGTAAAAAGAACCATATCTAATGGCATCGGCAACTAGTAAAGTCGCACCTGTAAAAGTCTCTGAGAAGCAAGGTAAGGCTTCGCTCAAAAGTGTACAAAATTATTATAATACACAAGTTACTACGCTTGCAGATGGCAGTGTTAAGAGAGAAACCTATAGAACTGATGCAAATGGAAATAATTCTGTAAAGATTTCAGAAGTTACTGCTGACAAGGATGGTAAGATTACCAACGATACAACACTATCTACAGCCACAGATGGAGAAAAGAAAGCATTAAGT